ACACAGTTGTTAAGTTGAACGTGTTCAATCCTAACAGCCGTCTGCATATCGCAGATCGACTTACCAAGAAGTACGGTTGGCAACCTAAAGAGTTTACTCCAGATGGACGTGCTAAAGTAGACGAGACCATCCTGTCAAATCTACCGTACCCAGAAGCACAATCTATCGCTACCTCTCTAATGATCCAGAAGAGGATCGGTCAGATTGGTGAAGGTAAGAACGCTTGGTTAGCTCTCGTGGGCGATGACAGCCGAATACATGGCTCAGTCAACACCAACGGGGCTGTAACGGGGCGTATGACGCATATGTTCCCCAACACGGCCCAAACACCTTCAGTTGGTAAACCATACGGCAAAGAGTGCCGTCAGTTGTTCACAGTACCTGAAGGTAAGAAGCTCGTGGGCGTAGATGTTTCAGGTTTGGAGTTAAGGATGCTCGGGCATTTCTTAGCTGCGTTCGATGGCGGAGCTTACGGACACGAGGTGGTCAATGGGGATATCCATACCATAAATATGAAGGCCGCTGGTCTACCTGATAGGTCGGCTAGTAAGCGTTTTATTTACGGATTCCTTTATGGGGCAGGTGCAGGTAAAATAGGTGAGGTGGTTGGTAAAGGCCCCAAAGAGGGCCAGAAGCTAAAGACAAAGTTTCTAGACCAAACACCAGCGTTAGCAAAGCTGATCACGGCAGTAACTAAAGCATCCAAACGTGGTCACCTAGTTGGTCTGGATAAACGTATCCTGCATTGCCGTAGCTCTCACTCAGCACTCAATCTCCTGCTCCAATCAGCGGGGGCCTTGGTGTGTAAGCAGTGGGCTGTTGAGATGGATAAGGCTCTCGTTAAGCGGAACCTGAAGCACAAGTGTCAGGTCGTGGCTAACATCCATGATGAACACCAATACGAAGCGGACGAGGACATTGCTGAACTCGTGGGCGAACTAAGCATCCAAGCTATCAAGGATGCAGGTAAACATTTCAACTTAAAGGTGGAGCTAGATGGCGAAGCAAACATTGGGCAAAACTGGTACGAGACCCATTAAAAAACCTCAACCAAAACCCAAGAGGCTGTGTGAGACCTGTATATACATCGACTCTCAGGGGTCGGACAGGTTTCGCACACATTACTGCCACAGGTATCCGACAACTGAAATTGTAGCTCTAAGCTACTGGTGCGGAGAGTGGAGACCTAAAGATGACTAGAACTATCCTGATCGATGCAGACATCACAGTGTACCGTGTAGCTGCTAAGAACGAGGAACCCACAAGATTTGATAACGGTCTGTGGGTCCTTTGGTCGGACGAGGCAAAGACAAAAAAAGATTTCGATGAAGCGATTGAGAATATCGTGGAGACAACAAAAGCAGATGACTATCTGCTATGCCTTACGTCCAAGAATAACTTCCGCAAAGACATACTACCGTCTTACAAAAGTAACCGCAAAGATACGCGCAAACCTATGCTACTGCCGTTCCTACGTCAGCACGTCATTGAGAATTATAAGTATGATCTCAGAGATGGTCTGGAGGGTGATGATCTCATGGGTATCCATGCGACAAATCCAGACGCAAAGGGTGAGCAAGTTATCTATTCCGCCGACAAGGACATGAAGACCATCCCAGCTAAACTTTGGGACCAGACGTTCAACACGGTTGTCGATGTCAGTGAAGAAGAGGCTGAACGCAACTGGCTCACTCAGACGCTCACAGGCGATCCAACGGATGGCTATAAAGGTGCGACTAAGGTCGGCGCTGTCGGCGCTAAGAAAATCTTAGATAATGACTGTAGTTGGTCAGCCGTTGTCGCTGCGTTTATCAAGCAAGGCCACACAGAAGCAGAGGCCCTGCAACAAGCTCAGGTAGCGCGAATACTGCGGTACGATAATTACGATCTAACAACTAATACTATAAAGGTGTGGACCCCATGAACCCATTCGATATCGTTAACAAACCTTCCCATTACACACGTTATGCAATCGAGCCTGTGACGTTCATTATGCGTAATGATCTACCATTCCACACAGGTAATATCTGCAAGTACGCCGTAAGGGCAGGGTTCAAGTTGTATCCTGATCAGACTGAGGTTGAGAGTGAAATCACAGACCTCAAGAAAGTCATCCGCTACGCAGAGATGCGTATCAATTTACTTCAAGGTGAAATGGAACTCTAAAGGTGCGCAAGAAAACCTATAACGATAAAGTGCGAGAGGCGTCTGATAATAAAAAGGTACAGCCTCTCGTACCAAAAAACCCCGCTCAGAAAAACTATATTGAGTGCATCAACCGCTTCCCACAAATCTTTGTCACTGGTCCCGCTGGGACAGGCAAGACGTACATTGCCGCGGCTGTAGCGGCTGATATGTTTTTACGCAAAGATGTAAAGAAGATCATCTTAACTCGCCCAAACATCCCCGCAGGTAAGTCCTTGGGATTTTTTGCAGGTACTATTGAGGACAAAATAGCACCTTGGGTAATCCCGCTCACTGAGGTTCTTGAACAACGTCTTGGTAAAGGGCGGTTTGAGATAGCGATGAAACGTAAGGATATCGAGATCGTACCTTTCGAGGTGATGCGTGGTCGATCATTTAACAACGCTTTCGTTATTCTAGACGAGGGACAAAACCTAACACCCCATGAAATGAAGATGTTTCTGACCCGCATAGGCGAGGACACAAAAGTGTTGGTAAATGGTGATCTTTTACAACACGACCTCAAGGAAAAGTCAGGATTAGCAATCGCTATTGATCTGATTTTTAAACACAACATCGAAGCGGCTGTATGCCATTTTACTCATGATGATGTGGTCAGGTCAGGTATCTGCGCTCAATGGACCCGCGCTTGGGGATAATCTTAACCGTTACTAGACCTAGAAGGGTTGCTTTATGGCTCAAACACCTGTGATTGACAAAACTTTGATAGACTTTTTATCTCGAATGTACCCCGATGTATCTCCTGAACTTTCCATGACAGAACGTGAGATATTCTTTCGGCGCGGTGCTGTAGATGTAGTAAGAACATTGAAGAGAATTTACTCAGAACAAAATGAGGATATTCTCGATGTTGAACGGTGAGACTTTTCCACTTGTCTCAGTTAAAGCGATAGACGTTTTATGGCCTAGGATAGAAATGTTATTCTCTAGGGTAGTAGACGAGAAAGTCCACCTAGAAGACATTTACAATTTCTGTCTGGATGGAACGTGGCTTTTATGGGTGCATCAAGTGCCTGAGACAGGTGAAATCACAGCCGCCGCAATCACTGAGTTCATTGAATACCCTAAAGTTACACACTTAAAGGTGTTATTTCTATCAGGTGATGATGGTGATTGGCTTTCTGGAATGTCTATATTTGAACGCTTTGCCTGTATCAATCAATGTGCCGCTGTAGAAATACACGGTCGCAAGGGTTGGGAGAGGGTATTGAAAAATGGTGGTTACGAGTTGAGCCACATAACCCTAAGTAAACGGATTTTATAATGTTCCTAATAAAATTAATTAAACCGCAAATTGCCTTTAATAAAGGTGGCGGTGGTGGAGGTGGCGGAAGCTCTTCAAAATCCAGCAAGCCTACGCCTAAAAAGACTGGAGGCCGTAATCTAGATGCAGATAATTTTGCAGGTTCAGGTTACGCGCCCACAAAGAACGCTGGGACTTCTAAAGCCAAGCAGGTTACATACACACACGCCACAGATCGTGATGATCGTCGGCAAGTACCAGTGACAGGTGCGACAACCAGCTTCAATAGTAAAAGCAGTGTTTCTGCTAAAGACCTAGCTGATGGAAATGTCAGTGAGTATAAAGCTAAAACAGGCGGTGGCGGTTTGATTGTCTCGCGTGGTACTACTTTAGATCAAGCCCCACAGGTAGATGCTACTAGCGGCGGTAAGACTAATAGAGAAGTTTACGACTCTACAGATGTACGCGCTCCAACAACAACAACAACCACAGTTACCAATGGTGGTGGGTCATCCGCACCTGTGACAGCACCTGAGACTATTACCCCTAAAGATGGCGTAGGTGGTGGTCGTGATGGCGTTGCGGCTCGTAAAAGTAAAGCATCTAAAACCAATGAAGATAAGATTGCTGTTAAACGTAAATCTATGGGCATCTCTCGTTACCAAACGGTTAGCTCAAACCCAATGGCTATTAATAAACGAAAGGCTTAATTTAAAATGTGTTTCATGAATACACCAGAGCCGCCCCCTCCTCCTCCTCCTCCCCCACAGGCCCCTCCAGTATTAGAGCAAGAAGCTCCTAAATTGAGTGAAGGTAGTGAAGACGGGACAACGCTGGATCGGAGGTCTCGCGGTTTAAAATCATACAAAATTAAAGCAAGAAATAAGATGACCACAGACACCAATAAATTAGGTGGCATGGTTCAGAAAAATAATACCAATCAATAAAATTAAAGAGGTGTATCGTGCATAAAGACGAAGCAGTCTGCGCTAAGAAGTACGAAAACCTATCCTCACACAGAACG